TGGTACGGGTTCATATAACTTATCAACTCAAATTACAAACGTAAGTTCTTCTTATGGTACTGTTGTAAACGTTGTTAAAAACGGATTGAGTGTATTACCTACATTAGTAACAAATACATCATCATCGTTAAAAGTAACAAACGCAAATCCTGTAAGACAAGCAACATCAGCATCATCTTTTGATACTAATAAGATTGCAAGTGGATTTGATTTGATATTAAGTGTAATTGAAAATGGAACATCGGTTCTACCAACAATTATATCAAATACATCAGCAAGTATTAAGGTAACTAACACACCACAATTAATAAGTGGAAGTGCGGCAGGAAGATTGCAGGGTAAATTAATATCATCATCTTTATCTTTGGTAATTGATGTGTTATTAAATAATGGTACAAGCTCAATTACATATAGACCATCCGCATATCCAATAGCAAATACAAATGCAAAAATAAATTCAGCATATAATCTATTAGTAAGTAACTCTAAATTTATAGTTGATGAAACTATTGCTTATATGAGTTCATCTTGGAGTGGATTTGCATATACACAAAGTAAATGTGAAAGAGATTTGACAGGAATCCTTAGTGGTTCTGCATTTGACCTTTTATATGGTGGTAATTCAGCATCTTTGTTTAATGGTAAGTTCTATTTTGATTTCCCATCTCAAGCAACTGGTTCACAATTAGACCAAACTATAACTGCATTAAAGTACGCAAGTGGATTAGCAGAAAAGGTTGTATTGAATACTGTATTTACACATATATCAGCATCACAATTGGTATCATCATCGGCATCTTACAATTCATTGAGAGAAAACAAAGGATTTATACAAAGTGAATCAATTGCATATCTATCAGCAAGTTGGGCTAAGCATGATTATAATGAAACTACTTGTAAGAGAGATATTGGATACATTATAGATGCAGTAGCAACTGATTTGTTGTATGGTGGTAACGAAAGAAGTGTGATAGCAGGAAGATATTATTATGATTATCCATCTCAAGCTACAAACGCACAATTAGAACCAACATTGACTGGTGTAAGATATGCAAAAGGAACGGCTATGAACGTAGTTGTTAATAAGCAGATATTTACAGCATCTTTGGAAGTTCAATACGCATACGATTTAATAAAAGCTAACAAACTATTCATACAAAGTGAAAGTGTTGCATATGTAAACGTTAAATACCCTAACTTAGATTATAGTGAAAGTAAATGTTATAGAGATTTAGGATATATCATTGATGGTGTAGCAACTGATTTACTTTATGGTGGAAATGAGAGAAGTAGAGATAATGCAGATTACTATTATCAGTTCCCATCTCAAGCAAATGGGTTTGGTTCGCAAGTAATTCAAACAACGGATGCAATTAAGTACGCAGCTAGAATAACAACGGCATCTATTAGTAGTACATTAATAGCAGCACCTTCTATCGTACTTAATACTTTAGAAAACATTAAAGTAACTAACGCTACACAACTTGTAACATCATCATTGTTTGGAACTGTGGCTGAAGCTAACGCAATATCGGCATCAATTTCTATTGTAGCAAATATAGTAAGAAATGGTACGGGTTCATTACCAACTTTAATTCCATATACAACTCAATCGGTTGATACTAATGTAATATACTCATATAATTTATTAAAAGCAAATATTGGATTTATTGTATCGGAATCAATAGCATATTTAAGTTCATCTTGGTCAACAGCATCTTATAATGAAGAAAGTTGTTCTCGTGACTTACGATTTATATTGAGTGGTTCGGCTGAGGATTTATTGTACAACGCAAATTCGGCATCTATATTTAATGGTGTATTCTATTATCAGTTCCCATCAGCAGCAACAAGTTCACAATTGAATCAAACTCTTGATGGAATAAACTACGCAAGTAGATTAGCACAAAATATAGTACAAAACGTAACTTATGTAACTGCATCAGCAATCGTATCAGCATCATACGCATTGATTAGAAAAAATAGAGAGTTTATACAAAATGAAACTATTGCGTATCTATCTTCTTCTTGGAGTACAGCATCTTATGATGAAGTAACTTGTAAAAGAGATGTTGGTCATATTATAGATGCGGTTTCTACGGATTTACTTTATGGTGGAAACGAAAGAAGTACAAACGCTGGGGTGTTCTATTACTTATATCCATCACAAGCGCAAGGTTCACAATTACAACCAACATTAGCAGGTGTTAATTACGCAGGACAACTTTCTAAGAATGTTGCGGCATCATTAACATTTGTGACAGCATCTCAAATAGTATCAGCATCGGTTAATTTGTTAAGAAAGAATAGAGAGTTTATACAAAATGAAACCCTAGCTTACTTAACTGCTAGCTGGAGTACATTTGAGTATGATAAAGATAAGTGTAAGAGAGATGTTGGCTATATATTAGATGGTGTAACAACTGATTTATTATATGGTGGAAATGAAAGAGGTGTATTCAGCGGAGAGTTCTATTACAAATATCCATCTAAGGCAATTATTGAAGGAGATGGTGATGGTGTAGGACAATTAGGGCAAACAATTGATGGTATAAACTACGCAAGTAGAATAGCACAAAAGATTGTAAAAAATACATTGTTTGTAACAGCATCAGTAGAGGCATCCGCATCGTTTGATTTATTAAGAAAGAATAAATCATTTGTGGCAGCTGAAACTATCGCTTATGTATCTTCATCTTGGAGTAGTGTATATTATAACGAAGCAACTTGTAAAAGAGATGTAGGATATCTAATAGATGCAGCAGCAACGGATGTATTGTATGGTGGACAAGAAAGAACTGTGATAGCAGGGCAGTATTATTACTTATATCCTTCTAACACAATTAATTCAGGCGTACCATCAACTCTAAATCAATTAGACCCAACTCTTACTGGTATCAGATATGCTGGAAAGGTATCCAAAAAGATAATAACCAATCCAACTTATTTAGTACCATCTGCATCATTATTACTAACAGCAAAATTGTTGACAGATAATAAACAATTGATACAAAAAGAAACTATAACATTCTTAAGTTCCTCTTGGAGTAATTTAAAATATAATGAAGTAAGTTGTTCTAGAGATTTAGGATTTATTATAGATGCAATCAGAACGGATTTAGTTTATGGTGGTAATGAGAGAAGTATTGAAGCAGGTTCATACTACTACAAATTCCCATCAGTAGCAATTGTGGAAAGTTACGCTGATAATACTGGACAGAAAAAACAAACGGTAGATGGTATTAACTTCGCAAGAGGAATTTCTGAAAAGGTAGTAGCAAATACTTTATTAACTTATTTAGCACCGGCAACTAAAAGAAGACAAGCAGCTGAAAGGTTAAAATCTGGTAAGGATGAATTGAAACAAAGAGCAATTGGATATACAAATGGAGCATTTCCATATTTAGTATATAATGAGGCAAGTTGTTCACGTGATACTGGATTTATTGTAGATGCGTGTGTAACTGATTTATTATATGGTGGAAATGAGAGAGGAATTGCAGCAGCATCTTCTTACTACGATGGCCAGTACGGAAGTGCAATAGCTGTGACTAGAGACCAATTATTAGAAACATTGGAAACAAATCGTTATCTAAGAACTAGAGCAGAGTTTATAGCAGCTGGTGCACCATTGGAATCATTTGGTTCTTTGATTGTGGCAACTGGTATTGACTACTCTTATAATGGTAGTGGTGTAACATTTAAAGCACTTCCTCCAAATCAGGGTGGTAGTGGTGTTGCAAATCCATTATTTGAAATTACGGAATTGGGTGGTGGTAGAATCTTCTTCACATCCGGTAACGAAACTGGTGACTTTAGAATTGGTACTGGATTGAGTATTAATCAGGCAACTGGTACTTTGGTGGGTAGAACATTTAGTAAATCTCTATTCTCATTAGTAACTCCGTTCTCATTGGCACTACAAATATAAAAAAGAAAATAAAAAAATAAAAAAATGGCAGAAGTTTTTGTACCCTTAAATCGGTTTCAGTCAGTAGTAACAGGCCTGACTGGAGAACCTGATGAAATATATGCAACTCCGGCGGGTGTATCATCTATTGTGTTATCATGTCAAATTACAAACAATAGTTTGATAACACAACCTGTAACTATATTTGTAATATCAAATAAAGAAATACCCTTACCTGAATTTGGTAATGTATATAGTGGAAGTTCCTTTATAAGTTCTTCCGTATCTTTATTAGATTTTAGTGGTAGTTTTGCTAGTGCATCTTTATTACTTAATTCAAATAGACAATTTTTAAGAAAAGAAATAGCGGCATATACTGATAATCAAAATAGTTTATCGGAAACTCCATTTACTTTTATATCATCCTATTTTGAGCAAAATACTTTAGATGATGTGGATGCAATAAAGTATGATATAGTTAATAATACAACTATTAGAACAAATAAAGCAGCTAAAGCATATTTTGATAAAAATGGTGTATCTTTAATTGATTCAACTGAATATTCGGCATCTTTGTTCGCTTTAGATTATTTAAAAGTATTATCAAATCAAATTATAAAAAATGAATCAACAACAGGTTCGTTGGATTCACCATTATTATTTCAAAGTGGCGTTACACAATCTGTATTAAGTGGATTTACAAATGGCACAACTGCTGGTATATCAGCATCTATATATGTAGTAAATTCTTTAGTAGATGTTATAAAAGCTACAATTGAATCTCCTGTACTTGTTGAACAAGAAGCTGTGAGATTGGTTACTAACGTATCAATTCCGCCAGCAGATTCTTTATCTCCTGTTGTTTCTGGTAAATTAGTATTAGAAGAAACTTATGGATTTATTGTTTCTGGTTCACCTGAATTAACTGTGGTTCTTTCCTTGTTAGAAAGTGCAAATGAATAACAATAATATCATTGATTGATATTTATAAGGGATTCTCTATATTTATAACAAAGCTGGAAAGTAACGCATGGCAATTAGTAATCTATTAACAGGAAGGGTAAGGGTTGTAAGCCCAAAAAATGTAACATCTGACAGATATCAGTTTTTGGATTTGTCACAGGCCGAACCAAATTTTGGAGTCCCATCGTTCAGCGCATCTCTTTATGATAATCCAGCGATATTAGTTTCAGATTCCGATGGAAATAGAGGATTTGTTCAATTACCATCATCCACAAAATTAGTAACTGGTTCAATAACGGCATCTGTAACTCCTGAATATGGATTTCAGGTAGTTTCTGTAGATAGTGGTTCTCAATTTACTGGTAGTGTATTTGTAAGTGGTAGTGTAACGGCCAATTATTTTATTGGAGATGGTTCACAACTTACAAATGTTGCATCGACTGTAGCACCTAGAATTGCTAGTGGTAGTGCAACCGCATCTATTTCTCCTGATTTGGGATTGCAAATAAATGTTGATACTACAATATTAGGAAATCTTTATGTATCCCAATCAATAATTGCAGACCAACTTATTGTTAATTTAATCTCATCGTCTGTAATTTTTTCGTCTGGGTCTAATATATTTGGAAACACCAATACTAATATCCAACAATTTACTGGTTCTGTTCAAATACAAACGGAATTAATAGCGGGATATGTAACAGCATCATCTTTTAGTGGTTCATTTACTGGAGATGGTAGTAATTTATTTAATGTACCTGCCGCAACTTCTCCTAGAATTGTTTCTGGTTCTGCAACAGCATCCATATCTCCGAATGAGGGATTATTAGTTAATACTGGAGTAACTATTGCGGATTATTTAATAGTTACTGGTTCGGCAACATTTTATTCAGCTGTATCCGCTTCAGTATTTAGTGGTAGTGGTGAATCATTGTTTAATTTACCTGACTCAAAAAGAATAGCAAGTGGTAGTGTAACCGCATCTGTAAGTCCTGATTCTGGATTTATTGTTGAATCATTAATTAAAGGTTCTCAATTTACTGGTAGTATAAATGTTAGTGGTAGTGTATTAGTACAAAGTGGTTCATATCTTGTTGGAGATGGTAGATATTTAAGCAATATTTCTTTTGCAAATTTATCAATAGATTCAACAAGAATATTTAGTGGAAGTGCAACAGCATCTATTTCACCATCAGAAGGATTTAAAGTAAATGTTAATTCAAGTATTAGTGGTAGTTTAAATGTATCTCAATCAATTATAGCATCACAATTTAGTGGCTCATTCTCTGGTTCTTTTCAAGGGGATGGTAGTAGATTAATAAATTTACCAATAGCTACTAAAATAGCAAGTGGTAGTGTAACTGCATCGGTTGACCCAAATAATGGATTTGTAGTAACATCGGTAGCAAATGGTTCTACTTTTAGTGGTAGTGTATTTTTAAGTAGCGGCTCTTATTTCTCTGGTAGTGGTAAATATATATTTGATATACCATTTGCAAATTTAACAGGAGATACAATTAGAATATCAAATGGTAATGTAACTGCATCAGTAAGTCCTGATTATGGATTTAAAGTAGAATCATTAGTAAGTGGTTCTCAATTTACTGGAAGTATAAGTGTAAGTGGAAGTATAAGTGTAAGTGGTAGTGTGACAGCATCATTTTTTGTTGGAGATGGTAGTAAATTATTTAACATACCAGCTTTAACCGCTGTATTAATAGCAAGTGGTAGTGTAACTGCTTCGGTAGCACCTGATAAAGGATTTATTGTAACATCTACGGCAAGTGGTTCTAAATTTACTGGTTCAATAAATGTAAGTGGTAGTGTAACTGCATTTAATTTTTATGGTTCTGCATCTCAAGCTGAAAATGCAAATTTATTTGATGGTAGAGAATCATCAACATTTGCAACAACTGGTTCAAACTTATTTACTGGTTCTCAATTTATTACTGGTAGCTTAACTGCTAATTTCTTTATTGGGGATGGTTCTGGATTAACTGGAGTAAGAGCTGATGTTACACCTCGTATAGCAAGTGGTAGTGTAACGGCATCTATATCTCCTGATACTGGATTATTAGTAAACACAACTGTATCAGCATCTTCATTTAGTGGTAGTGGTGATGGATTATTTAATATTCCATTATCTGCATTTAGTAGTGAAGTATCTAGAATAGCAACTGGTAGTATAACAGCATCTGTTAATCCTGATTATGGATTTAGAGTAGAATCTATTAGTAGTGGTTCTCAGTTTACGGGTTCATTATTTGTAAGTGGTAATATCCAAGTATCTTCTGGTTCATTTTTTAGTGGTAGTGGTGAGGGATTATTTAATATACCATTTGCATCTATATCTGGAGAAATATCAAAAATTTCAAGCGGTTCTGCAACGGCATCAATTTCTCCTGATAAAGGATTTGAAATAAATGTAAATACAAGAATAACTGGCTCTCTATTAGTAGTTAGTTCTAGTAATTTTTTATCATCAGTATCTGCATCTATATTTAGTGGTAGTGGTGAATCTTTATTTAATATTCCATTAGCAGCATTAGCAACGGAAGCTCTAAGAATAGCAAATGGTGATGTAACCGCATCTGTTTCTAATGATGGATTTGTAGTAAAAACTCCATTCTCTGGTTCTCAAATTGGTTCTAGATTTACTGGTAGTTTATCAATTAGTGGTAGTGTATTTTTAAGTAGTGGTTCTTTTTATTCTGGATCTGGAGAAGGGTTATTTAATATTCCGTTTTCAGCATTATCTACTGAAGTGTTTAGAATTGCAAGTGGTAGTGTAACTGCATCAGCAAGTCCTAATTTTGGATTTGTCGTAACATCTGCTGCAAGTGGTTCTCAGTTTAGTGGTAGTGTTAGTATTAGTGGTTCATTAAGTGCATATGGAAATGGATTTATTAGTGGTACATTACTTGTAACATCTGCCTCTAATTTCTTTGATAGTACTTTAATTATAACTCGCCAATATTCTCAATTTAGTGGTAGTGTATATGGTTCAATATTTAGTGGTTCTAATTTCTTTGGACAATCATTTAGTGGTTCGCATATTGGAGATGGTTCTCAATTAACTAATGTAAATGCATTATCGGCATATGTATTACAATCTGGCTCATTCACAGCATCATTTATACCAAATATCGGATTAAAAGTTAATACAAATTTATTTGTTGAAAATGGTAGTGTAACCGCAAGTAATTTAAATTTAGTAAATAGTGCATATGTAGGAAATAATCTTTATGTAGAAAATAATATATACGCTAAACAAATATCTGTTCAATTTATATCATCATCGATAATTTATTCAACCGGTTCAAATATATTTGGAAACACCAATACCAATATCCAACAATTTACTGGTTCTGTTAAAATACAAACGGAATTAATAGCAGGATTTGTAACAGCATCATCATATACTGGTTCATTTAGTGGGGCATTTAAAGGTGATGGTAGTGGATTAATAAATATCCCAGCAACAATACCAACATTAATAGCAACAGGCAGTGTATCTGCATCTGTATCATTACAAAATGGATTTGTAGTAAGAGCTTCTGAAAGTGGTTCTTTGTTTTATGGTAATGTTATTATTACTGGTTCTAAAACTGAATTAACTTCAAGTTTATTTGTAGAAGGACCTGCATTATTTAAAAGTGGTATATCGGCATCTGTATTTAGTGGTAGTGGTGCGGGATTAACAAATTTACCAGAAACTACTAGATTGGGTAGTGGTAATGTAACAGCTTCAGTAAATTCTAATTTTGGATTTATTGTAATATCAACCGATAGTGGGTCTGTATTTACTGGTTCTATTTTAATAACCGGTAGTGTAACAATACCATCTGGGTCTGGATATTTTAGTGGTAGTGGTGAAGGATTGAGTAATATTCCATTCTCTGCTTTATCTGGGGATGCATTAAGATTAGCAAGTGGAAGTGTAACAGCTTCTATTTCTCCAAATAAAGGATTCGAAGTAAATACTTTTACAAAAATATCTGGAAGTTTAGTTGTATCATCATCGGGACATGTAGTAGATGTATCTGATATTAATAAAGTATTTGCTGTAACTAATAACTCTTCTATGGAGTATTATTTTACCGGTGCAGTTAGTGGTTCAAATCCTACAATAACTTTAGTAAAAGGAGTAACTTATACATTTAACGTAAACGCAAGTGGCCACCCATTTTACATAAAAGCTGCACCTGTAACTGGAACAGGTAGTACATATAATACGGGTGTATCTGGAAATGGAACACAGGTAGGAACAATAACATTTACTGTACCAAATACCGCACCAGCAACTTTATATTATATTTGCCAATACCATTCAATGATGGTAGGTACAATTAATATTGTTGATGAATTGGTAATACCAGCTACTATTGAATTAATTGGAGATGTGAATGTTACTGGAAGTGTAAGTATAACATTTGGTTCAACATTTAGTGGTAGTGGGGCAAACTTATTTGATATTCCATTCTCTGCATTTAGTGGAGATGCAATTCGTATAGCAAGTGGTTCTGCAACGGCATCAATATCTCCGATTAATGGATTTTTGGTAAATACTAAAGCACAATTTGAAGGTAATGTGTCGGCATCAATGTTTACTGGTAGTGGTGCTGGATTATTTGATATTCCGTTCTCATCATTTACCGGAGATGCATCTAGAATTTCTAGTGCTAGTGTAACGGCATCTGTTTCACCTACATTTGGATTTAAAGTGGAATCATTGAAAAGTGGTTCGCAATTTACTGGTAGTATAAATGTAAGTGGAAGTATTTCAATATCATCTGGGTCTTTTTATTCTGGTAGTGGTAGATTTTTATTTGATATTCCAGAATCTGCATTATCATTTTCTCCAAATAAAATAATAAGTGGTTCAGTAACAGCTTCTGTAAGTCCGGATTATGGATTTAGAATAGAATCAGTAGATTATGGTTCTGAATTTACTGGAAGTATTAGAGTATCTGGCTCTGTGAATATAGATAATTCATTGACTGTAACTAATTCGGTTATAGCAAACGAATTTAGTGGTTCATTTAGTGGTAGTGGTGCAAATTTATTTGATATTCCATTATCTGCGCTAGTACAAAATGTTTACCAAATAGCAACAGGTTCAGTAACCGCATCAGTAGACCCTAATATTGGATTTATTGTAAATTCAAACGCAACAATTACAGGTAGTTTAATTGTATCATCATCAACCACATTACAACAAGGTTTAAATGTATTGGGTAATGTAAATGTTGATACTCTTAATAGTGGTAGCTACGGAACTATTAATTTAAGTGGCTCTACAAATATAACTGGAGCATTGGATATTATAGGAGATGCTCATTTACATAATGATTTATATGTTGATGGTAAAATTATAGCAAACCAAATAGTTACTAATTTAATTTCATCCTCAATAATTTATTCGTCTGGTTCTAATATATTTGGAAATGATGTAACAAACTTCCAACAATTCACTGGTTCACTATATGTAAGTGGTGGAGTTGGTGGCGGGGTATTTTTAAATACTGGTTCAACATTTAGTGGTAGTGGTAGGGGGTTATTTGATATTCCTTTATCGGCATTAGCAGAAAATGTTTATCAGATGGCATCTGGTAGTGTAACTGCATCTGTATCTCCTAATAACGGATTTAAAGTTTATTCATTGGATGCTGGTTCTCAATTTACCGGTTCAGTTTATGTAACAGGTAGTGTATCGGCATCATTCTTTGTAGGAGATGGTTCACAATTAACAAATGTTCTTGCAATAGTAGCTCCATTTATTGGTAGTGGTTCTGCAACTGGTTCGGTAACAAGCGGGGACCAATTTATAGTAACAACAGCAAAAACTGGTTCTCAACTTGGTTCTATATTTACTGGTTCAATAGAAGTTAGTGGAAGCATTAGAGCAACTGATTATCTTATTGGGGATGGTACATATATTACAAATGTATTTGCACAATCATCTCCAAAAATTGAAAGTGGTAGTGTAACGGCTTCAGTAAGTCCTAATTTTGGATTTAGAGTACAAACTCCATTTACACAATCTCAAATAGGTTCTCAATTTACTGGTTCAATTGAAGTTAGTGGAAGTATTAGAGCAACTCAATATTTATTTGGTGATGGTACGTTTATTACTAACGTACAAGCATCAGCAGCCCCTTTAATAGCAAGTGGTTCAGCAACAGCATCGGTATCAAGTGGTAATACATTTGTAGTAACAACTGGAGCAACTGGTTCAGCTATTGGTTCTAGATTTACCGGTTCTATTGATGTAAGTGGTAGTGTTAAGGCATTTACGTTTATAGGAGATGGTTCTCAATTAACCAATGTACAAGCATCATCTGCGCCATTTATCGCTAGTGGTTCGGCAACAGCATCTGTACAAAGTGGTGATACATTTATAGTTATAACTGGTGCAACGTCTGGTTCGGCAGTAGGTTCTCAATTTACTGGTTCGGTGGCAATTAGTGGTTCACTAAGCGCATCCTTATTTGTAGGAGATGGTGGTGGATTATTTAACATTCCAGCCGCAGCATTGCAAGATCTTGAATTAAATAAAATTATTTCTGGTTCGGCTATAGCAATAATTTCACCTAATAATGGTTTGAATATTAATACAACAATATCAGCATCTCTTTATTTTGGAGATGGTGGTGGATTGTTTAACATCCCTGCAAATGCATTAACAGACCTTAAGTTAGATAAATTAGTTTCTGGTTCTGCAACAGCATCTATTTCACCTATTGATGGATTTAGAACAAATATATTTGCAGCAATTACCGGTGGTATTTATGTAACTGGTGGGAATTTTGTAGCAGCATCCGGTTCTACATATGTAGGAGATGGAAGTGGATTGACAAATATTAATATTGCAAACTTAGCATTTGAAACATCAATATTAAAATCAGGATCATTTACAGCATCTGTTTCTCCTAATAATGGATTTGTTACAAACGCATCTGCAAGTATTTACGGTAACTTATATGTTGATAAAGGAATTACTAGTTCATTTATATATTCTCCATATTTTACTGGTTCATTCAATGGCACATATACATTTAGAGGAACTGGGCCAACCGCATCTGCTGAATATGATATTTTAAGATATGATGAAGCTAGGGGATATTATATTCCTCAACCTGAATATTCAAATGTGGAAACTGTTGGATTTAGTAATGTAAACATTTTAACAATTGTTCACAACTTAGGAGTTTTATATCCGGTTGTTCAGGTTTATCAAACTGGTTCACAACAACAAATTCTACCAGCAACTATTGAATCAATTGACTTAAACACTATAAAAATTACATTTAGTGGAACTGAAAGTGGACAAGTAGTAATTGGTAGTGGGGGTAGTGTAATTAGTGGTACAATACAAGGTAATAGAGTAGTAGGAACTGTTAATTCCGCATCTTACGCAGTATATGCTGAAAATGCAGGAACGGCATCTACTTTACTTGGTTTAACAAATGAAAATGTACAACAATTATTGTCAGCATCATTACAGCCTGGCAATTACGTTTTATCATCTCAAACTGCATCGATGAGAGTATTAAGCTCATCTTACGCAGCAACTGCATCTTACGCATTAAATGCAAATATTGATACAACATTATTTGTATTAAATTCACAAACAGCTTCAATGTTTGTAGGTACAGCATCTTTAGCATACCAAGCGATATCAGCATCATTCTCTGCCAATGGCGGTGGCGGTGGTGGTTTTGTTGATACGGCTAGTTTTGTATTAAATTCACAAACAGCTTCAATGCGTGTATTAAGTGCATCATATGCTATAACAGCATCTTACGCAGCTTACGCAGCAAATGCTTCAAACGTAGACACAACAGCATTTATTAATAAGTACTTAGATAGTACTATGTTCGCAAACTTTGTTGTAACAGGAAGTTTTGGTGCTAGTGGTAGTGTTTATGTAAATAATTTATATACATCCTCTTTATCATCTTATGTATTAACTTGGAATACAACAACTCATCAATTAGAAGCTAGAGACGTAGCTGGAGCAAGTGGTACATCCGGAACATCTGGCACATCGGGAACATCTGGGTCATCTGGTACATCTGGTTCATCTGGAAGTAGTGGTACTGATGGTTCTGGTGGTACATCTGGTACTAGTGGTACATCTGGTAGTGATGGTACATCTGGAAGTAGTGGTACGGATGGCTCAGCTGGTACATCGGGAACATCTGGTACATCTGGAACATCGGGTTCGTCTGGTTCAAGCGGTTCATCTGGTAGTGATGGTTCATCTGGTTCAAGCGGAAGTAGTGGAACATCAGGAACATCTGGTACATCTGGGTCATCTGGTACATCTGGTTCATCTGGAAGTAGTGGTAGTAGTGGAACAAGTGGTTCATCTGGAAGTAGTGGTTCTGCTGGTACATCGGGAACATCTGGTTCTACGGGTTCGGCTGGAAGTAGTGGTACATCAGGAACATCTGGTACATCTGGAAGTAGCGGTTCATCTGGAACATCTGGAACATCTGGCACAAGCGGCTCATCGGGAACATCTGGTACAAGTGGTACATCGGGAACATCTGGTACAAGCGGAAGTAGTGGTTCATCGGGATATGATGGTTCATCCGGTAGTAGTGGTTCATCTGGTTCATCTGGAAGTAGTGGAACATCCGGTACATCTGGTACATCGGGAACATCTGGTACATCTGGAAGTAGTGGTGAATCTGGAACGGATGGTTCGGCTGGTTCATCTGGTACAAGTGGTGAATCAGGAACATCTGGTACATCTGGAAGTAGTGGTACATCTGGAAGTAGTGGTACATCTGGAAGTAGTGGTTCATCGGGAACAACTGGTTCAGCTGGTACATCTGGCTCATCTGGAACATCTGGAACAAGCGGTTCATCTGGAAGTAGTGGTTCATCGGGAACATCTGGAACATCTGGAACATCTGGTTCAACAGGTTCGGCTGGTTCATCTGGGTCATCTGGAACATCTGGAAGTAGTGGAACGCGTGGTACATCTGGAAGTAGTGGTACATCAGGTTCAACTGGTTCGGCTGGTACATCTGGTACAAGTGGTTCATCTGGTTCGGCTGGCTCATCGGGAACATCTGGAAGTAGTGGTACATCAGGAACATCTGGTAGTAGTGGTTCGTCTGGTTCTACTGGTAGTGATGGTACATCTGGAAGTAGTGGTTCATCTGGTTTAGACGGAACATCTGGTACAAGCGGAAGTAGTGGTAGTAGTGGAACATCAGGTACATCAGGTAAAAGTGGTACGGATGGCACATCTGGTTCGTCTGGGTCATCTGGTTCGTCTGGTTCGTCTGGATTAAGTGGAACATCTGGTACATCAGGTAAAAGTGGTACGGATGGTACAAGCGGCTCATCTGGAACATCTGGTAAAGCTGGTTCATCGGGAACATCTGGTAGTAGTGGTTCATCTGGTACATCAGGTAAAAGTGGTTCATCGGGAACATCTGGTTCGTCTGGATTAAGTGGTACTGATGGTACATCTGGAAGTAGTGGTTCATCTGGAAGTAGTGGCAGTAGTGGTACTGACGGTTCGGCTGGAACATCTGGCTCAAGTGGTACTGATGGTTCAGCTGGTACAAGTGGTTCATCTGGTACAAGCGGTTCATCTGGTTCAGCTGGAAGTAGTGGTAGCAGTGGTACTGATGGTTCTGCAGGAACAAGCGCTACAAGCGGTTCATCTGGTTCATCTGGAAGTAGTGGTAGTGATGGTACATCTGGCACAAGTGGTTCATCTGGAAGTAGTGGTACTGATGGTTCAGCTGGAACATCTGGAAGTAGTGGAGAAAATGGAACATCAGGAACATCTGGCACAAGCGGTACATCTGGTACATCAGGAACATCTGGAGAAAGTGGTACTGATGGTTCATCTGGAAGTAGTGGTATTTCTTGTTTAACATATCTTTTATCTAATGAGGATCCTGATAATCCTGCAGTGTTCGATTGGACACGATGTGATTTTACATCAGGAGACCAAATAACAATAAACCCTGGTGACCCGAATGTAGAAATTTGTGCAATTGGAGAATCTGTTGTATTAGCAAATCCACCATACGGAACAATAAATTTAGTAGGTGCATGTCATGGTACATCTGGTGTTGATGGTTTACCTGGATATACTCCTGAATTTGGAGTAGATTACTTTAATGGTACGGATGGTTCATCTGGTTCATCTGGTTTAAATGGATTAGCTGGTACATCTGGTACATCTGGTACATCGGGCAGTAGTGGAAGTAGTGGTTCATCGGGAACATCTGGTACAAGAGGTACAAGCGGCTCATCTGGTACGAGTGGTTCATCAGGATTAAGTGGAACATCTGGAAGTAGTGGTACATCTGGCACATCAGGTATATCTGGTTCAGCTGGTACATCTGGAACATCTGGAAGTAGTGGTGAAAATGGTTCATCGGGAACATCTGGTAGTAGTGGTTCATCTGGTACATCAGGAATAAGTGGTACAGCTGGAAGTAGTGGTACATCTGGTAGTGGTGGTAAAGATGGTACATCTGGAAGTAGTGGAGCAGACGGTACATCTGGAACATCTGGTACATCTGGTTCTTCTGGATATTCTGGAACGGATGGTTCAGCTGGTACATCTGGTACATCTGGAAGTAGTGGAATAAGTGGTTCATCAGGAACATCAGGAACATCCGGAACAAGTGGAAGTAGTGGTTCATCGGGAACATCTGGTATTAGTGGAGCTGGTTCAACATCTGGAACTTCGGGAACATCTGGAACATCGGGACAAAGTGGTTCGTCTGGAACAAGCGGTACATCTGGAGAAAGTGGTTCGGCTGGTACAAGCGGAACATCTGGTGTAAGTGGTAAAGACGGTAAAGATGGTACATTTGTTGGAAGTAGTGGTTCGTCTGGAACATCAGGAACATCTGGTTCGTCTGGTACAAGCGGAACATCTGGGTCATCTGGTTCATCGGGAACATCTGGTATTAGTGGAGCAAGTACAACATCAGGAACATCTGGTTCATCTGGTACATCCGGGCAAAGTGGTACATCTGGTTCATCAGGAACATCTGGCACAAGCGGCATTAGCGGTACGGATGGTACTTACTTTGGTACAAGCGGAACATCAGGAACATCTGGTACATCTGGTTCATCTGGTGAAAGTGGCTCTGCTGGTACATCTGGAACTTCGGGAACATCTGGAGCAAGTGGTAAAGATGGTACTTATTTTGGTTCAGCTGGTACAAGCGGTACAAGCGGTACAAGCGGTACATCTGGAGAAAGTGGTACATCTGGCATATCCGGCTCATCAGGAACATCTGGTGTAAGTGGTACGGATGGTACATTCTTTGGTACATCCGGAACTTCGGGAGTAAGCGGTTCATCTGGAACATCTGGTATTAGTGGAGTAGCATCAACATCTGGTTCATCAGGAACATCTGGTACATCTGGAGCAAGTGGTAAAGATGGAACATTCTTTGGCTCATCAGGAACGTCTGGAGTTAGTGGTTCGGCTGGTACATCTGGTACATCTGGTATTAGTGGAGCTGGTGCAACGTCTGGTTCATCTGGTACATCTGGAAGTAGTGGTAAAGACGGAACTTACTTTGGAAGTAGTGGTACATCTGGAGTTAGCGGTTCATCTGGTACATCGGGTCTTAGTGGAGCTGGTGCAACATCTGGGACATCGGGAACATCCGGTGTAAGTGGTAAAGACGGTACTTATTTTGGAAGTAGTGGAACATCTGGAGTTAGCGGAACATCTGGTACATCAGGTCTTAGTGGTGTAACCGCAACCGCCGGTACATCTGGAACATCTGGGTCATCTGGTACATCTGGTATTAGTGGTTTAAATGGTACATATTTTGGAAGTAGTGGAACATCGGGCACATCGGGTCTTAGTGGTGCAACGGCAACAGCAGGTTCATCCGGCACATCTGGGTCATCTGGTACAAGCGGTATTAGTGGAACTGATGGTACTTATTTTGGTACAAGCGGAACATCAGGAGTAAGTGGAACATCTGGTACATCATTCTATGGTGTAACATCTGGAACGTCTGGAGTATCTGGAACATCTGGTACATCCTTTTACGGAGTAACATCTGGTACGCGTGGTTCTGCTGGTACATCTGGAACTTCTGGGTTTTTAACTTTAACCGGTACAACTGATAATGGTATATTAACATTAAATGGTGCACAACCAAATGCAAGTGTTGAAGCTAATTTAACATTTGATGGTAGCTTGTTGACAGTAGCTGGAGCAGTATCACCAACAACATATAGAGAAACATATTCTGATTTAGGAACTGGTGGAGCAACATTCTCAATCGATTTAAGTACAGCAAACAATTTTAAGAAAACTGTAAACGCAAATGGAACGGTTACAATAACAAATCCACCAGCTGGAAAAGCATTTGGATTTACACTAGCATTAACAAATGGTGGTGGATATACAATAGCTTGGACTAGTGTTAAATGGGCTGGTGGAGCACAACCAACTCTAACAACATCTGGTACGGATATTATTGTAATATATACTTATGATGGAGGCAGTACCTATTATGGTTTCTTAGCCGGAAAAAATATGATATAATAAGTTATGGGAATAGCAAGAAGATTAATACCTAGCGGAATGGCAGAACCTTTCAAATTTACAATAGCAGTTGGTGCTGGTGGTTTATTTACTTTACCATTGAATGATTATAATGGATTAACTCCAAACTTTAGTGTAAGTTGGGGCGATGCTACGTCAAATAGTATAACAGCATATAATGATACTAATAGAGCACACACATATACATCAGCTGGTACATATCAAATAGAAATAACTGGATTCATGCCATCATTTGCAGTTGATAATAAAGCAGCAATAAAAAGTTTGATTACATCTGTTGATGCATGGGGGACTGTTGGTTTAAGAGTTATCAATTTTTATGGTTGTAATAATATTAGTACTCTACCAACTGATTATATTGGATTAGCTGATGTTGAGATATTTTCAAATTTTATGCGTTCAACTGCTATAACAACAATTCCTTCAACAATATTTTCAAATTCAACACAAGCATTATCTTTTACGGATATTTTTTCATTTACAGCCATAACAAGTATACCATCTGGGTTGTTTACTAATAATGTTAATGCTACTGATTTTGGTGCTGCATTTAGTACATGTCTTTCTTTAGCAACATACCCATCTAATTTATTTGATACTAATATAAATGTATCTGGTTTTGCTGGTACATTTAAATTATGCAAATTATTAACATCACCATTACAATTTACATATAATACTGCTGTAACTGATTTTTCTAATTTATATTTTCAAAACACAACAACAAATAGTATGTCTGGTACGGCACCATCACTTTGGACTAGAGTTCCTCAACCATATGGAGTGGGTGCATTTAAAAATTGTACTGGTTTATCAAATTTCGCATCAATACCTTCAAATTTTAAATAATTATGTATTTAAGAATTATAAACGATACTATAATATATCCATATACAATTCAACAATTAAAGTTAGATAATTCAAATGTAACTTTTCCTGAAAATTTAACTAATGCTGTTTTACTTCAATGGGATATGATTAGTGTTCAACCAACAGTAAAACCAAACGATTATACAAAAAATATTTCCGAAGGAACTCCTGAATTAATAGATGGTACATATAATCAAGTTTGGAATCAATCAAACGCATCTGAAACGGAAATTAATATTCGTATAGAAAATAAATGGATAGAAATCAGAAATTTGAGAGACCAATTACTTTTAGAATCTGATTGGACACAATTAGCAGATTCTCCGCAAATTACAAATAATGACTGGAAAACATACAGACAATATCTTAGAGATATTACCAGTCAAAGTAACCCTTTTGGTATAAGCTGGCCTACAAAACCTTAAAAGGAAATTTATTATATTTATACCTATAACAAAATTACGGATATAAATGAAAATAAATAGTCCCATTTTTTCAGGCTCAATAACGCAAGCAGTTAATGCGTATGCTACATTGAGTGGTTCGTTTACGGGCTCATTTACAGGTTCATTCAAAGGTTCTATTGATGTTCAGCAAGCATCTTTTGATTATTTAACAATTGGTCAAAGATTAATAGTTAGCGGAAGCTTAATTGTTACTGGTTCTGGAAATATAATTGGCCCATTAAATGTAACCGGTTCTACTAATATATTATCTGGCTCGGTGAATGTATTATCTGGCTCGGTAACAATAGAAGGTGTAAGTGTGTTAGATACAGCTTTAGCATATGCTATCGCATTAGGATAAAAATAAAAATAAATGGCAAATACATTTAAAAATAGTATAAGTGGTTCGATTGGTACGGCAAATACAATTGTATATCAAGCACCAGCTGCTACATCAACAACTGTAATTGGGATGAGTGTTGCAAATACTAACCTTAATAATAATATTAATGTTAGTGCAACTTTAACAAGTGCTGGACAAGCTAAGACGGTATATGTAGTTAGAAATACTACTATACCTGTTGGAGGAAGTGTAGTGTTTGTTGGTGGTGACCAAAAAATAGCAATGAGTGCAGGAGATTTTATTTCGGTACAATCTTCAGTAGCTGCATCGGCAGATGTAATTGTTTCGGTTTTAGAAATTAGTTAAAAGTAATAAAATAGATGAATGTTTTAGGCAAAAATCCTAACGGGTTTAATCAGATTAGTCAAAGTGTATTAGCGGTAACGGTAAATGGTATTGACCAAGTAAATGTATCAACATCATCGGTATCAGTTAATACATCGTTAAATGTAATAAACTCAATAACCGCATCTATATTTAGTGGTTCACAATTTAGTGGTTCGTTTAGTGGTTCGTTTACTGGAGATGCTAGTAAGTTATATAATGTAACTCAAATAGCTAGTGGTTCTATCTATGTAAAAGTAAATGAAAATAATGTACTAATAAGTGGTAGTACTCAAATTACTGGTAGTGTAAGAGTAACTGGTAGTGTATATGTAGAAACTGGTTCTTATTTTGTTGGAGATGGTTCTCAATTAAGAAATATTAATGCTGATTCAATTGGCGATATAAATAGAATTAAGTCAGGTTCAGCAATTGCTGTAATATCTCCTGATAAAGGATTGGAGATAAATATAAAAACAACTATAACAGGTTCTTTAATAGTTAGTGGAAGTGAAATAATTACTGGTAGTGTAAACATTTTAGGTAATGAAACTATCAATGGTAATGTAATTGTAAACGGAACGGAAAATATAAATGGTAACTTAAATGTTACTGGAGCTTTACAGGTAACAGCTGGTGAAAATATAACTGGTAGTTTGAATGTAAGTGGTAGTGAAAATTTAATTGGTAACTTAACAATAACTGGTAACGAAAATATAAATGGAAATTTAGTTGTTACTGGTTCTCAAATAATAACACAAAATTTAACTGTAGCTGGTACTATTGTTTCAAATCAAATTGTAACAAACATAGTATCATCATCAGTAGTATATTCATCTGGCTCAAACATATTTGGTAATTCTGTAACAAATATACAACAATTAACTGGTAGTGTAAAAATAACAGGTAGTTTAATTGTTAGTGGTAGTGTTTATGTGGATAGTATCCCATCATCATTATCAAACCAAGTATTAGTAGTTGATACATCAACTGGTCAAATTGGTTCTAGATTTGCAGCAGCAACATCCGGTACATCTGGCACATCGGGAACATCTGGTACTTCAGGAGTAAGTGGTACATCTGGTAGTAGTGGTTCATCGGGAACATCTGGAAGTAGTGGTTCATCTGGTAGTACTGGTACAGCTGGTACAACGGGTTCGGCTGGAACATCTGGAAGTAGTGGAACATCAGGAACATCTGGTACAAGCGGTTCATCCGGAACATCTGGCACATCGGGAACATCTGGTTCATCCGGAACATCTGGTACACGTGGTACATCAGGAACATCTGGAGTAAGTGGTAGTAGTGGTTCGTCTGGAAGTACTGGTTCTGCTGGTACATCTGGTTTGACTGGTACAAGTGGTTCATCTGGTACATCCGGAAGTAGTGGTTCATCTGGTAAAGATGGTTCATCTGGTACATCCGGAAGTAGTGGAAGTAGTGGAACAAGAGGTTCAGCTGGTTCATCGGGATTGACAGGAACAAGTGGTTCATCTGGTGTATCTGGTAGTAGTGGAACATCTGGTAAAGATGGAAGTAGTGGTAAAGATGGTTCATCTGGTACATCTGGTACATCTGGAAGTAGTGGAATAAGTGGTTCAGCCGGAACATCTGGCACAAGTGGAATAAGTGGGTCATCAGGAACATCTGGAACATCTGGTTCATCTGGAAGTAGTGGTTTAACTGGTGGTGGTGGTACATCTGGAATAAGCGGTACAAGCGGTACAAGTGGCACAAGTGGCACAAGTGGAAGTAGTGGTTCGTCTGGTTCATCCGGCTCTACTGGTACGGCTGGTACATCTGGAAGTAGCGGTACATCTGGTACATCAGGAATAAGTGGTTCATCTGGAACAAGTGGGGTTAGTGGTTCATCAGGATTATCTGGAACTGCTGGTTCATCTGGAAGTAGTGGTTCATCGGGAACAACTGGTTCAGCTGGTACATCAGGAACATCTGGGACAAGTGGGTCATCAGGAACAAGTGGATTATCTGGTGCTACTGGTACATCAGGATTATCTGGAACTGCTGGTTCATCTGGTACAAGTGGTACATCGGGAATATCTGGCACAGCTGGAACATCTGGTAAAGATGGAGTAATAGGTTCATCTGGTTCGGCTGGCACATCGGGAACATCTGGCACATCGGGAACATCTGGAAGTAGTGGTTCATCTGGTTCAGCTGGTACATCGGGAACATCTGGTTCATCGGGTTCATCTGGAGCACAAGGTTCATCTGGCTCAGCTGGTACATCGGGTACATCTGGAAGTAGTGGTTCAAGTGGTAGTAGTGGGACTAGTGGAACAAGCGGAAGTAGTGGTTCATCTGGAAGTAGTGGTTCATCTGGAGCACAAGGTTCATCTGGTTCAGCTGGAACATCGGGAACATCTGGCACAAGCGGTTCATCGGGAACGTCTGGTACAAGTGGCTCATCGGGAACATCTGGTATAAGCGGTTCATCAGGAACATCTGGCACAAGCGGTTCATCAGGAACATCTGGAGTAAGTGGAAGTAGTGGTTCATCGGGAACATCGGGAACATCGGGCACATCTGGAAGTAGTGGAACATCTGGTTCATCTGGTACGTCAGGAACAAGAGGTACATCTGGAAGTAGTGGTAGTAGTGGTTCATCTGGTTCATCCGGAAGTAGTGGTGCTACGGGAGCCAGTGGTTCATCTGGAAGTAGTGGTAGTAGTGGCACAAGCGGTACATCAGGAACATCTGGCACAAGCGGTACTTCAGGAACATCTGGAAGTAGTGGTTCATCCGGTTCATCTGGTTCATCGGGAACATCTGGCACAAGCGGTACATCTGGAAGTAGTGGTACATCAGGATCAAGAGGTACATCCGGTTCATCTGGATTGTTATCTTTAAGTGGTGGTACTGATAATGGTGTAATAACACTAAATGGTACTGCACCAAATGCAACCGTTGAAAGTAATTTATTATTTGATGGTACTACATTGACGGTAACTGGAAATAATACTGTTTCTGGAAATAGTGTTATGGGTGGTTTAACGGCAATTGGTAATACAACAATATATAAAGCTGGTGTAAGCGCACCAACAACTGCGGATAATACAAATAATGCACATTTAGTATTAGCTGGAACTAACGCATTAGTAAGATTACAATTAGGTACTCAAAACGTTTCACCATTCGCAGGATGGATTCAAGCATCATATGATAATACAGGTGGAGCAAATGGTGTAGAACCCATAACATTAAATCCTTTAGGTGGTAATATTAATATCAATGGTAGTACATATTATCTTAGTAATGCTACATCAAACTTAAACGCATTAACATTAGCTGGTACTTTAAATGGTACAAACGCTGTGTTTTCATCAAATGTATCAGCAACAAATTTTTATGATGGTACTGGTACATTTAACGTAAATTTAGGTAATGGCGGTTCTGAAGGTAGAGGTATTGTAGCTGGTTATAGTGGTGGTTCTTATGGAGGATTAGGATACAACGTTAGACATACAACAACAGGTGGTAGCTGGAGAGCACCATTAGCAGACACATCAACTTATTTATTATTTAATAGTGGATTTACTTTCTATAATGATGCAGGTACAACATTAAATAGATTTGCATCATATACTCAAATAGGTAGATTGGATGGTAGTGGTAACTTTACTATTCCTGGTAACTCACAAGTAGGAACTTCATATGTAGGTAACGCAACAACTTATTATGTTAATTCAGGTACATCCTATTTAAACAATTTAAGTTTAGCTGGAAACTTAGTAGCAGCTGGTGGTATGTATTCATCTGGTGTTTACAACTACGCATTCTTACAAGTAACTGATACTAATAATTTCTGGATTACACCGGGAGCTAATAACTGGGGTTTATATTTTGAAACTACGGCTGGTGGATTATTGGGTGGTAGTGGTGATTCTAATAGATTAGGTTTTGTTGGTAGTGGTGTTGCTAGATTCTATGTAGATTTAAATAATGGAACTGGTTGGTTTGGAGGAAATTTAACAGCAGGTACGATTTATACTGGTGGTGGTTCTACATATTATATTAATGCAGGTACATCTTATTTAAACTCATTAACATTAGCTGGTAACTTAACTGCTAATACTGGAACTGTAATTGGAAATGTACTTTCATTTGGTAATAATAATTCACCTTTAGTTTATTGTGGCTTTAGTGGAGGTTATTTATATAATGGATTTGCATATTCATCGGTTTGGTCTAATTTAAGACATGGTGATTTAATAACGTATGAAACATCGGCAAATAATTCATCTTGGACATCACAAACTATTACCGATACAATTAGAAATACATTTTTAGGAGAAAAAGCTATATCTTCTTATAGTGGTGGTGGATTTACTATTGATGCTAGTGGTGGCGGTAGAGGTCAAAGATTTACATTTAGTATAGGATATAAAAACTTTGATATGTTCCATGTGGTAGGTAGTACCAATGGAGCAAATATTACAATTACAGTAGAAACATCAACAAATGGAGGAAGTAGTTGGAGTACTGCATTCAGTCACAACTGGAGTAGCTGGCCTGGTAACTTTACTAAATTCTATTCTTTATTTGATTCTGCTATCAATAGAATAAGGGTATCATTCTACAATACGGGTGGTAGTGGAAATGCTGGATCTGTAGCTGCACTTGCATACTATGGTGGATATAGTGGATATAATCAACCATACCATCAAGCGGTTTATGATTACGATTATTATAGAGCATACATTAGTAGAGATACTACAATTGGTGGAAACTTAACTGCAAACACTGTATATGTTGGAGGAGCAACAACTTATTATGTAAACGCGACAACATCAAACTTAAGAGGTTTGATAGCTGGTGGTGTTGATAATGGGTCTGTAATTTTCTATCGTTCATCAAATCCATATTCAATTGGAGGTACTGATGCGGTATTGACTGTTTCTGATAGAAGTGGAGCAGACTGGGGTATTTTTGTTGACAAGACTGGATTTGATTATGGTATTTATACAACTATATCATCCGGTGGTTCTTATGGATTTGCGGTTAATGATGGTAGTGGTTGGGTATGGAGAGTAAATGGAGCAGGTAATCAATTCTTTACTAATTATCTATCTGGTAATGGTAAGCAAGCACTTGATACAACAGATAGTTATTTAAGATTAAATCAATCTAATGCATTTACTAATGGTACTTATACTCCATATAACTTTAGAGCAGATGGTAATCTTTATGTAGGTGGTACAACTTATTACATTAGTAGTGGTGGACAAGCTAACTTAAGTTCAGCATATATTGGAGCACATTTATTTGACGCATTCAATACGGCAAATATTAGAATTAGAACATCTGGAAATAGTGATGGTGGTATCGTAGTACAAAATAGTTCTGGTGGCTTCAAATTCCAATTATATGGTGATAATAGTAGTAACTATGGTTTTTTAAATGGTACATGGGCAAGCTGGGATTTGAGAAAAAATCTGAGTGATGGTAACTTGTATATGAATAATAATAGTAGTTATTACTTGAATACAAATGGTACAAGTGTTTTAAATATATTAAGAACTAATCAAGTATCAACTCCATATCATAGTTTAACATCTACATTTAACGCACTTAACTATTCAACTGGAAACGGATATTTAATTACTACGAATATTGATTATGGTACTTTCAATATGCCAACTGTAATTATTGAGGGTTATGCATATGGAAATGCACAATCAATTAATTTACAAATTGTTTGGTACGCATATGGTGGTAGTTGGACGAATCATTCATATATAAATAACGGTGATTGGGATCCTGGTACTGTAAGAATTGGTAGAAATGGGGCTGGTAAGGTGTGTATTCATCTATCATCAAACATCTATTATGGTAGATTTAACGTAAGATGTATATATGACCAAGGCTCAGGATATTTGGAAAGTTGGGCTATTACAGATGCAACTTATACTGGTTTAAGTATAATAACAACTGTTCCAAAAAATTCATTAAATACATCAATTACTGGTAACGCAACATCTGAAACTTTAGCTACTGTAACATCAAGAGGTAATGTTGCTAGTGGTGATTTAATTACTCCAAATTCATCTTATCATTTTAGAGCAAGATATGTAGATAACTCTGGTATTTATAATGCATCTCTTAATTGGTACGGTTTACAATTAGGTAATAATGGTGCAAACTATATAGTAGCAGGTAGAACTAATACAAATGGTTGGTTAGATTTCTATGTTAATAATACATCAGATTTCCCTTCTATAAACGGACAGCACGCTGTAAGAATTGATTCGGACAGACGATTATATTCATATGTTGATACTCGTTCACCTATATTCTATGATTATGATAATGCATATTATAAGTGGGATGGCAATGGTACATCAATAGGATATTTAATACAAGCTGAAGCTTACTTTAGACAAAATAACGATGGTGGTACATTCTTAGTATCCGATAACTCTGAAGCAAATAACTGGTTATTCCAAGAAAATGCTAGAGGCTGGGGTATATTTTATTTCAACAAAGGTTCTCAATCTGGACAAACTTATGGTGCATACACTATGGTTGGTGCAGAAACTGTATTTGTTGGGCAAGGTTCTGGACCTGCAATGCCAGGTTGGGTTGGGTATAATGGTAGTAGTAAAGTAAATGCAATAATATCGCACTATAATGGTTCATTCTGGACATATGGTAGACAATATTCAGCAGACAGCATGCAGGCACCTGCATTTTATGGTACATCTAGTACTGGATACTATTCAGTTCCTGATGGTACTTCTAACTTGGTTGGAATGTATGCAAACTATTATAGAGGTAATACAAACGCCGGTGGTACTGGTAACGCATCGTATCATCCATCTGGTATTTATTCATTAGGATATAACTGGTTGTATGGTGGTATTAATGCTGGTGGTAGTGATGTTGTAAGTGTAAACAATCTTACGGTTGGATATTCTGGTTGGTTCAACTCTAATAATAATAACTCATCAAGAGATGGTGGTATTACATTGTGGAGTACTGGTAACACTACTACATCTTGGATGGGATTCAAATATGGTGCAAACATTGGATATGGTACGCATGGTTATCAATCCGATAACTATGGTACTTGGTTTATAATGGATACATCTGGTAGAGCTTGGGTATTCAGAAATATGAGTACCAATACGAATGTGGCATCTATTAATAACTATGGTGATTTCTATACAAATGGTGTTCATAATGGTAGTACTTTAATTGCTCGTAGTTCTGTAAACTCAGATTACTACTATGATTATGGTGGAACATTCGCATTCAGAATTAATAGTGGAACTGGTAACACTAGAAGTATTGATTTGGGTAATAGTGGAACTGACCCATCTGCAGTAGGTTCTCAAACTGGTATTACATCTGGTACTAGAAGTGATGCTCAACCTTACTATATGATATTTGTAAGAGGACCATACAACAATGGTTACTCAACACATACTCGTTTAGTATTAGGATGGCACACTGGGGTTGAAATTGGTGGTAGATGGGATTATGGTGGAACTAGATTCTATAATAATGACCCTTATCACGGTTCTGAAATTATGTCTGTTGGTGCTGGTGACCAAAATATTAGAATTTCTAATACTCTATACGTTCCGTATATTGTAGATAGAGATAATGGTGGATATTATATTGATATGAATGGTTCATCTTATATGAATACATTAACGATGGCCAATACAATATATTCTAATAACTGGTTTAGAAGTTATGGTGGTACTGGATGGTATAATGAATCTTATGGTGGTGGTTGGTTTATGCAGGATTCTACTTGGTTAAGAACATATAATGGTAAAAACATTTATTGTGATTCATATATTAGAGCACAAGGTTCATTTAGAGTAGGTAGTGAATATTCTATTTGGGGAAACTATGGTTCATATAGCTCCTATATTAGTAGATTGGCATTTGTATCATTTGACTGGAACGCAACATATGATACATTTAATAATCACGGATATGCATCGCAAGATTATAACGCTAACTGGGCTGATTCAGTTTCATTAAACTCATTCAATGATATTACATTGAGAGTTGATGCGAATAACAATAACACTTATTCGTATTTGAGATTGATGGATAACTCAACTGGTGATAACACATTCACTTACATGAGTGGTGAGAATGGTAACCCAATTGCATATTTCTACAATAGAATGTATTCTGGTACTATGTATAATAGATACGATGGTTCTAAATACTTAGACCGTTATACTGGAGATTATACATCTTGGTATATGGGTGGTTCTAATAATGGATATTCTGGATGGAGAGTTGATGGTAGTATGGCATTGATGATACATACTGCTGGTGCTGGTGCACCTTGTGGATTCTGGCATCCTTCATATGGTTGGTCATTCTTATCATATTGTAATGGTAACGTTTATTTAGCATACGCAGCTGGTTGGAGAGCATATACTACTGATTGGGGATTCTATATTAGTGGTGATTTGAGAGCAAGTGGTAACGTAATTGCATACTATTCTGATATTAGACTTAAAGAAAATATAGAAACAATTCCTAACGCTTTAGAAAAAATCCAAAAGCTTAGAGGTGTTACTTATGATTGGAATAATGAAAAGGTAAACATTAATAGTAAGCGTGCTGGAACTAGAGATATTGGATTGATTGCACAGGAAGTTGAAGAAATAGAACCATTATTAACAACGGAATACCAAACTCAACTTACACATCAAGATTCTAAAAACGCAATGGATGCGGTTGATTTTGTTCCTGAAATGTCTCCAATGTATAAGACTATCAAATACGATAAGATTACCGCACTATTGGTAGAGGCAGTTAAAGAATTAAAAGCAGAATTGGACGAAGCAAGAGCTGAAATCAAAGAATTGAAAAATAAAAAGTAACATATTTATATAAAATAACAAAACTATGGCATTCGAATACAAATGGTCATTAACAGGACTTAGAAAGCAAAATACATCTGATAAATCAGATGTTATTGTTGGTACACAATGGAAACTTGAAGCTACTGATGAAGAAGGATATGTGGCTACATTTACTGGAGGAACTCCATTTGAAATATCTGATTTAAACGAAGATGGATTCATCGATTACAAAGATTTATCTGAAGATTTAATATTGGGTTGGGTTAAAACATATGTAAGTGGTTCGGAATCACCGAATCCTCATTATTGGCAACATATAAATGAGCAATTAAATAAACACATTGATTCACATAAATGGGAAAAGCAAGAAGTTGGTCCTAAAAATTTCCCTTGGTCTGAAGCATCTGGTAGTAATATACCTGACGCACCTCCTGTATAATATACCAAAAATATATTATTTTGAATGTCCAAAGTATAGTTTAATAAAATAAATTATGTTTTGGACATTTTCTTTATATTTATATAGGTAATATTGTACATACTCAATATTAGCATTTTAAAACATAATAATCGGAGAAATAACATGGCAGAAAGAATTGTATCCCCTGGTGTATTTACTAGAGAAAACGATTTATCATTCCTTTCTCAAGGAATCGGTGAAATCGGAGCAGCATTTATAGGACCTCTAAAAGAAGGACCTGCATTTGTACCTACAATCGTAACAACTCAATCAGAATTTGAGGAAAAGTTCGGTAAAGTAGACGGAACATATTATACTGAATACGCAGTACAAAATTATTTAAGAGAAGCTGGACAAGCTACTATCGTAAGAGTTGCAGGTATCGGAGGATACTACCAAGCAGCACCATTAGCAATAGTTGCTGGTGGTAAAATAGCTGGTGTATTATACTCAACTTCAAACGGATTCCAAAACTATGGTTTTACTGGAGGAAGTGCAACCGGTACATCTGGTTCATTTGTAATTACTGGAGCAACCGGTAGTGCAACGAATGTATCAGCATCAACAGTAACATCAGCTACAAATGATTTATCAGATGTATTTGGTGAATCTCCACTTGGACCAAAAGAAGCATACACTTATGTTTACTTTGAAAATGCAGCAAATGGTTTACCAACAGCTAGTATATCTAGTATTGTATTACCTACACAGGATTATACATTTGATGCACAGCCTGCACAAACTCCAATGGTTACCTCTCAATTGATTAGTGGTGTAAGATATGACCTTTTCAAATTTGTAACTTTAGGTGATGGTGCAAATTATAATACTAAATTTAAAGTTGGTATTTCTAATGTAAAGGCAGCTGGTGAAGATGGTGGTACTGATTATTCAACTTTTACTGTAACTATTAGAAGTTATTCTGATATTGATAAGAGAAAGAGTGTTGTTGAAACATTTAACAATGTAAACTTAGACCCTGCTTCTCCAAACTTTATAGCTAGAAGAATGGGTGATTCTTATATTACAATTGATTCTGCTGGCAAAATCACACAAAATGGTGATTACGCTAATAAATCAAAATATGTAAGAGTTGAAGTAGCAATAGCTGGTTCATATCCTATATCAGCAGCACCATTCGGACATGCAGCATATATAAATCCAATTGAAACAGCAGCTGGCGATGTAACTAAAGTACCTGCGGTTGTATATCAAACAGGTTCAGCAGCTAACACAGCCGGTTCTCCAATCTATTATAGTGGATTTGATTTTGAAGGTGAGGGTGTATCAATTGATAACGCTCAATATTTAAAACCAATTCCTGATGGAGCATTATCAGGTTCAAACGCTGTTTTCGGATTTGATTCTCAATTATCATACCAAATGACTGGTTCAAAGGCAGTTGATATGGTTAAGAGACAATTTGTATTAGCATTCCAATATGGATTTGATGGTATCAATCCAATCACACCAATAGCTAAAGCTGGTGATGCAAATTGGAGCAATGCAAATCAGCAAGGATTCAATTGTTCAACTTCAGCAGCATCTGGTTCAGTAGCATATACAAAAGCAATTAACGCAATTTCTAATCCTGATGAGTGGGATATCAATATGGTGGTAACACCTGGTCTAAACTACCAAAGCCATCCAGCAGCTGTTCAAGCAGTTATTGATATGGTTGAAGATAGACAAGATGCATTCTACATAGCTGAATTTTCTGATTATGATGCAACAATTGCAGATGTAACTGAAAAAGCGCAAGGAGTAGATTCAAATTATGTTGGTACTTATTATCCTTGGATTAAAACAATTGATACAAATACAAACAAATTAACAATAGTTCCTCCATCAGTATTATTACCAGCGGTTTACGCAAGTAATGATAGATTGGCGGCAGAGTGGTTCGCACCGGCTGGTTTGAATAGAGGTGGTATCACTGGAGCAGTTAGTGTATTGAATAGATTAACACATGCAGAGAGAGACACTCTATATGAGAACAAAGTAAACCCAATCGCAGCATTCCCTGGACAAGGTATTGTAGCATTCGGACAGAAGACATTGCAAGATAAGGCTTCGGCATTAGATAGAATCAATGTAAGAAGATTACTTATCACAATGAAGAAGTTCATCGCTTCAACATCTCGTTACTTAGTGTTTGAACAAAATACATCTACAACTAGAACTCGTTTCTTAAACACTGTAAACCCTTATTTAGAGGCTATCCAACAAAGACAAGGTTTATACGCATTCAAAGTTGTAATGGATGAAACTAACAACACACCGGATGTAATCGATAGAAATGTATTAGCAGGACAAGTGTTCTTACAACCGGCAAAGACAGCTGAATTCATCGTAATTGATTTCAACATCTTACCAACGGGAGCATCTTTCAACGCATAATTTGAAAATAAAGGAATTGGATATTTATTAATATAAAATAAACGGAACAAAAATGGCAGAAATATTAGAATTTGATAAGATGTTCTATACGAACTTCGAACCTAAAATGAAGAACAGATACATCATGGAAATTGATGGTATTCAATCATATTTAGTAAAAGCTGGTAACAGACCTCAAATTAACTTTGAGAAAGTAACCTTAGACCATATCAACGTTAAAAGACAGTTGAAAGGTAAAGGTGAGTGGCAAGATTTAGAAATCACTCTTTATGACCCAATCGTTCCATCTGGAGCACAAGCGGTAATGGAGTGGGTGAGATTATCACATGAATCTATTACTGGTAGAGATGGATACGCTGATTTCTACAAAAAGGATATCGATATCTATATGTTAGGACCGGTTGGTGATAAAATCGAACAATGGAAACTTAAAGGAGCTTTCATTCTTCAGGCTAACTTTGGTGATTTAGATTTCACTTCAAACGAAGTAGCAACTATCACTTTAACATTAGCTTATGATTACGCTATCTTAGAATACTAATCTAAAAATAATAAAAACAATCAGGGGATATCAAAATATCCCCTTTTTTGTGCTTTCTAATTTTTTAAAAACTATGTATTTATATATACAAACTTAAAACAAGTAAAGTTATGACAGACAAAGTATATGATTTTCCAACGGAAGTATTAGACCTTCCATCTCAAGGTAAAGTATATCCACCAGAACATCCATTATCATCTGGGCAAATTAGAATTAAATTAATGACTGCAAAGGAGGAAGATATTCTTTCTTCATCTAATCTTATTAAAAAAGGATTAGCAATTGATACATTATTTGAATCTATTATAGTAGATGGTATAAAATCGGATGATATTATTATTGGTGATAAAAACGCTATCCTTTTAGCAACTAGATTATTAGGATATGGTGCAGAATATAATTTACAATTCTTTTCATCTAAAAAAGGTGAAACAATTAATGTAAATTTTGATTTATCTACAATCCAAACTAAAGAAGTTGATTTTTCAATATTCAAAAACAAAAATGAATTTGATTATACAACACCAAGTGGTACTAAATTAACATTTAAGATATTAACACATGGTGATGAAAGATTAATTGATAAAGATGTAGAAGCTCTTAAAAAAATAAATAAAGATGTATCATCTGAGATTAGTACTAGATTAAGATATATGATTAAATCAGTTGATGGTAAGAATGATTTAGCAACTATTAACAAATTTGTAAACAATATGTTAGCTAAAGATAGTAGAGCATTAAGAGAGCATATTAAGAGTATGTCACCTGATATGAATATGAAATTTGAATATACTCACGAAGATGGTGAGGTGGAGGAGGCACCTATTGCATTAGGAGTTGGGTTTTTTTGGCCTTCCTACCAATCATAGTATAAACCTTCATTCGCAGATTTTTGATATGGTTAATTATGGTAATGGATTTACTATGATGGAATTGTATCAAATGCCAACCAGACTAAGGTTATTTTATTATAATAAACTGGTGGACTCTAAGAAAAAAGAGAATGAGCAAGTAAAATCATCACAAAGACAATCAAAAGTTAGGATAAAGAGATAATTTCTCCAAATCCTAACTTTTTCTTTTATAAGATATTTATTATCGTATAAGTAAACAAATTCAAATATGAAAAAATACAAATTATCAGAATCTAAAATTAATGAATTTTGGGATTTATTTTTTAAAAAGAAAAAAACGCCATATGAAATTCAAAAAATAGTAGATAATGACCCTATATTAAAGAAATTACAAGCCGATTATGATAAACTTGATTCAAAGGCATCGGATGGATTAAAAACTATAAAAAGACAAGATCCTGATATTTTTAATACATTAGTTAAAATGGGACTAGCTCCAAAAGATATATAATCCATTTAAAAAATAATTAATGGCAGATTCCAAAAATAGTAGAGAATTAAACGAATTGCTTAAACAGCAAGGAGAACTTCAAACTCGCTTAAATGAGCAAGTAAAGGCTGCCGCAGTACTTAGTGGTAAGGAAGCTCAAGAAATGGAAAATAAAATAGCTAGTACTAAAATACTTTTGGGATTGACTGAGGAGGAAGCAAAAAAGAGACAAAAAGCATTAGAACAAAATGAAAAAAGACAAACTAAAATTAATGCATTAAAAGAAAAAGAAAAAACTCATCAAAAAGAATATAATGAATTAATAGATGAATTTGCAACATCTATTTCAAAAATGAATCCTCAATTACAAAAAGCTTTACAAATAAATACTAATAGTGCTGGTACTTTTGGAGAAATCGAAGGTAGAATTTTACAACTTAAAAAAAATGAACTAAACTTATCAGAAGAACAAAAGAAAATAAACGATAGTCAAATAGAAGCATTAAGTGGTTCACGTGATATGCTTATAGATGCAAATGATGAGTATATTAAGCAAATAAATAGTATGCTTGGCATACAAGAGGTAGATAAAAAAAGAATTGAATTTTTAGAAAAAATAAAAGATTTAGGGGAAGCTGATAGAGAATTGGCATTACGAGCATTTGAACAATCTGAAAAAAAAGAACATCAATTAGAACGTTTAAAAGAAATTCAAGAACAAACAAATGAGATAGCTTCAGAATTACCGGAATCATTAACATCAGCCGCAGGAGCAGCAAAAAAATTAATGGGAGCTCTTATAGCAGGTTCTCCTATATTATTATTATTTACGGCAATAGGACTTGCAGTTGAAGATTTTTTAGAATTAGATAAAGCAGCGGGTAAATTTAGAGAGGATACTGGATATACAAAAAAGCAAACATATGAAATAGAACATTCAGCTCATGAAATTGCATTAGAATATGCAAAGATGGGAGTGGATGCAGCTATTGTATATGAAATAACAAATCAACTTAAGAATGAATTTAGTGATATAGCTCAATTTAGTGAAAGTACTTTAGGTGCACTATCAATAATGACAACCAATTTAGGTATATCAGAAGGTGAAGCAGCTAAATTACAAGCCGTATTTGAGCAAGTATCTGGATTATCACAAGAAACAGCAGCTAATGTAGGATTGCAAGTAGCTAGTATGGCAGAGATGGCCGGTGTATCTCCTAAAGAGGTATTAGAAGATATTTCAAAAAGTGCAGGAATTACATCAAAATATTTTCATGGTGATGTTGGTTTGCTTAAAGAGCAAGTAATAAAAGCCCATCAATTAGGACAAGAACTTTCTGATGTTGAAAGGGTTGCTAAGAGTTTATTAAATTTTGAAGAAAACATTGGAGATGAATTAGTAGCAGCAACTTTTGTTGGAGGGCAATTTAATTTATCGCAAGCAAGAGGTTTAGCAGCTGCCGGTAAAATGGTTCAAGCTCAAGACGAGGTATTAAACCAAATTCAAAGAAGTGGAGAATTTTCCAAACAGGATGTATTCACTCAAGAGGCTTTAGCTAAAGCATCTAATATGACTGTTGAAGAGATTAATAAACAATTATCAATTAGAAAACGATTAGGAAACCTTACTACAGAAGAAAAAGAAAAAGCAACAGCTGCTATAAACGCAGGATTAGATATAACGGAATTAAATGATGAGCAGTTAAAACAAAAAACGGAAGAATTTGCATTAAATACACAAATACAATCATCTCAACAACAAATGGGTAATGGATTGAAAGCAATTGGTACTCAAATTGGTTCATTGTTATTAAAACCAATGCAGTTATTAGCAAGTGTATTTGAATTTATAGCACAACATTCATTTGTACTTTACGGACTTATGGGTGCTCTTGGAGTTGGTGCATTTTTCTATGCAAAATCTGTAAAAGAAGCTGCCGCTTCTAAAGCTCTAGAGGCAACGATGCAAAGTGCAATATTGAAATCCCAATATGAACAATTATTAGTATCACAAGAACAAGCAGCTCTTAATGCTGAAAAGGTAGTAGCAGAAGGAATAGTTACAACTGAAAAAGAAGCTGCAGTAATTGCAGATACTGCAGATTTAGGAATGGCAGGACCTAAAATAGCAGCAGCTACTACAGAGGCAGGCATAAAAGAACAAAGTGCAATTGCATCTATTTTTGCTGGAAATGCATGGATGGGTCCTTTGGGTTTATTGGCAATTGGTGGAATACTTGGATACTTAGCATCATCTATGAGTAAAGCGGGAGATGTAATGTCACCAGCTAATGGTAAAACGGTAGTATCAACTAAAGAGGGTGGTTTATTTGAATTATCTGCAAATGATGATTTAGTAGCAGCACCCGGAGCAGCAAATGCATTATCTGGTGGTGGAGGAGGTGGAGTACAAATGAATTTAGCAGCATTATCAGCACCATTAAACTCAATGATTAATGAAATAAAAGCACTTAGAGCAGATTTAAATGCAGGTAAGATATCTGTTTATATGGATGGTTCTAAAGTTACATCCGGAATTACTAAACAGGTTGAAAAGACAAGCAGAAATAGTTTTAATTTAGCGTAAATATAGAATAGCATGCCATCATTAAAAGAATTATTTAAATCTCAAAAGTTAAGCAACGGCCAAACGGCTCAACAAAAGTATGATATTCAAAATAGTAAAGAGAATAAACCTACTTCTGCAAATGCATTAATGACGGCAATATCATTTCCATTACAGCAAATAGCAAGACGAAATTTATCTGCAAAAGGTAGAGAAACTAGATTTGAGGAAGAAATAACCGGATTGAGAATATTAAAAAATGTAGCATCTCCGATTATATATGGTACTGATATTATTAGATTAAAAACTCGTACTACAACGGATTTGGATAATATGAGAGAAGCAGCGAATGGTAGTAATGCTGGTGGTATTCTTAGTGCATTTGCAAATAAGATTAAAAGTTCAGTATCTAATTTTTTAGGATTACCTCAAAGTATAATTCCAACTTTAGTATTTAATGATACTAAAAATAAGCTTACAAAAAAAGGCAAATTTCATATAGGGTTTAATAGAAAGGATAGTAGTGTTTGGAATACAATGACATCTTTAAGTGAAATAAAAGATGATGCGGCAGGTTCTTTATTAGGTAAATTTTTACAACAAAATGCGCAAGGTACACCAAATCAAATGGGTGGCCAAATTTTAGGTGGTGGTATTCAAGCAGCAAAAAGTGCACTTACTAAAAAATTATTTGGAAGTTCTGCAGCTGGTATTGCTGACCCTTTATACAAAAACACACCTACTTTATTTGTAAAGAATAGAAATAAATATGGACAATTAGAATTCAATTCATTGAAGCAAGATTATTCGTTATTTGAATATAAGCACTACGCAAATAATAATGTGTACGGATTTAATTATTCTCAAAAAATATCCCCAAAAAGTGTAGAAGTTGGCGATAGAGATGATTTATCTACAATTCTTACAAACATTGAAAATATATTTCCACAAAAGTTATTACCTAAAAAAATAACTAAAATACAATACCAAAACGATTACACTAATACACCATATTCCAAAGCTAAAAATGGAGTATTGGGCACAGTAAATGAATATGGTGATTACGTAGCAGAAAATTCATTAAATACTAAAAGAGGATTTACATACAATGAATTAATGTATGATGCTAATGGTAACGCAACTGCTATGCCTGGTAATTATGGAGATGCTTTAAATAGCTTAGTTGCTTTTAGTGAAGAAGACGAATTAAAATTAAATGATTATACTAAAAATTTAGATTTTATACCATTAAAATTTTATTCTGTTGCAAAGAAATCCGTTGTTATGTTTAGAGCAACAATAAGTGGATTTAGTGAAACTCTTAGACCTACTTGGGAGCCGGGTAAATTTGTAGGAAACCCATTTAACTATTATACATACAGTGCAATAGAAAGAACGGCAACATTTAAATTTAAAATATATTCATTATCAGCTGGAGAACATATAGCAGCATGGCAAAGAATTAAATTCTTAACATCATTAGTATATCCACAAGGATATAATAGTCCTGCCAAATATGTAGTACCACCATTTATAAAATTTACTTTAGGAGATTTATATCACAAAAAAGAAGGATTTATAGAATCATTAACATATACTGTGGATGATAATTATTCTTGGGAAACGGGCCTTAATGCAATACCTGGCGCTTCTGGAAATGGAGCTATTGGACAAAACGAATTAACAAATTATAAATTACCAATGATTATAGATGTCGATGTATCTATAAAATTTGTAGAATCGGCCGCATCTCATGGTAGTGAAACAAAAGGAAAAGATTCCAAAGGAAACGATATAACTATATTTAATCCAGCAAGTAATTTATATGCATATGGTAAGAAAGCAGATGATGCAAAAAAGAACATAGACAGTGGAGGTAATCCAAAAACAAATACAGCGGCATCTCAACCAAAAGCTAAAGATGGTGCTAAAAAAGAAAATCCTGTTAAAAAAGCAAATACAAAAGTAGATTTTTCAAGAGAATCAAATTTAGCAGCTGGAATGAAAGATGGTAGTGGTAAAAAGGAATATATTTTAGATGGTAAGAAAGTTAGTAAAGAAGAATTGGAAACAGCCGCAGGAATAAAAAAGCAATAGAATATGTCAAGTAGATATCAAAATAATAGAACTAAAAAAACAATTGATGGTAGAGAGGTATATCAATCAAAAATATATGCTAATATTCCATTGAGAGATGATGATATATATGTAGCAACTGAAACTGGTGATAGATTAGATTCACTTGCTTATCAATTCTATGAAGATGCATCTCTTTGGTGGATAATAGCATCTGCAAATAATATACACAATGCTGTATTTGGTTTTGAGGATGGGACAATATTAAGAATACCACAAAACTATTTAGAAATCGTAAATAATTTTAATAGATAATATGTGGCCTAAGCTATCAAATATAGAAGCAAATATCGCTTCCAAAATAAAGAATAGAAATAATGTAGCAGCTAGTACATTGAATTGCTGGGTAAGAGTTATTTCTGGAGCAAATGCTGGATTGATATTTGAATCACATCCCGAATATCCAATATTTTCGCTTGCAGGTGAACCATCAGTATATGGTAATTCAACAACAAGCGGTACTATTGGCACAGATTGGAACGGTAAAATAGTATCTACTAAAGCTGGTAGAGCATTAAGACCAAGACCAATTATAACTGGATTGGAAGTTAAAGAAGGACATGACCAAATATCAAGAGAAGCAACTTTAAAAATAAAATGTTTTACATTAGAACAATTAGAAAAGATTCAAGAATATTTTATGGAACCGGGTTATACATTGTGTATTGAATTTGGATGGAACACTCCAAATGCTGCAGCTGGTATAATAAAAACAAAAGAAATATTATCCGATGGAGTTTCATCAAATTTAAATCAAAATAAATTACATGCTAAACGAATTAAATCAAATGGAGATTATGATTCTTTTTTAGGATTTATAGTTGGTGGTAGTATTAGTAATGAAAGTGAAGCATTTGATGTTGAAATATCTTTAAGAGGGTCTCCATCTTTACCTACATTTATGCAATCTCATAATTTACCATTAGAAAAAAATAATAAAGGAGATATTGATTTACGAATAAATAACACAGGTCCCCACCCATTTCCATCAGCAGACGCGGAAAATGAAAAAGTTAATGTATTAGACCGAAGATTTATTGCAATGTTCAATGCATTGCCAACATTTAGACAAACGGATGATGTTAAAAACATATTAAAAGATGGTATTACTCCGTCGGTTAAATTAAATGAACTTGATTTTATAAATTTTGATAAAGTAGTTAGTAATTCTGTAAATTCATTTGCAGACCCATCTTTTTTTAAAAGATTTCAAAAAGGACAAGGAAAAGAAGTTAATGTTAATGGAACTGCTGGTGATATTCCAATAGAAAAAGATAAACTTTTTTCAAAAAATAGATATATTAGACTTGAATTGGCTGTGGCAATATTAAATAGAATTGGTGTTATTGAAGCATATCAAATAGGAAATGAAAGTATTGATTTACGAATTGATATTTCAAATTCTGTTATTGGTGCTTTTCCAAAAATCTTTTCAGCTAAAGCTGATAAATTACTAATAGCAGGTACACTACCTGATTTTAGTAAATATTTTTTAAAGCTACCAGAGGAAAACCAACAGGCGTTATATGATAGTGAGTTTATTGGACTTGGTGTCCCTTTTGTTGAAACAGACCCACTACCAAATGCCAATGTAAAGGGGTATAGTGAGAATGCTCAACATTGGGGCTATATTAAAAATCTTTATGTAAATTTTGATATGTTTAAAAATAAAATTGAACAAAAAAATAAAAACATAAGAGAAATATTTTTAGATATATTAAATGAAATGTCTGATGCAGTAAATTCATATTGGAATTTTCAAATAGTAGAAATTCAAGATGAAAATGGAAATATAAGTAAAGTAACTGAAATAAACGCATCTACAATTCCTTTATTAAATCCAACTAATATAACAAATCCAATAAAACTTACTCAAATTGAAGATACTAAAACTACTATAAAATTGGGTGTAATAGATGAGCATTGGATAGGTAAGCCACCAACGATAGAACCAATACAAACATTTTATCATAATGGAGCTAATTGTACATTTTTACAATCAACTTTAGAATCATCTATACCAGGTGAAATGACAAGTGCAATAGTTTCTAGAAGATTAAATGTTGTAACAAATCCGGATTCTCCTATAACAGATGTTGGTGGATTTTTTAATGCAAGTGTTGATTTATTTTTAAAAGAAGTAATAGCTAACGGACAGACTAGAAAAGTAACTACTGAAGCAGCGGTTGGTGACAGTACAAACCCACCAGTTAAAAAAACTGAATTAGAAGAACTACAAGAAAACAAGGGAAAGTTAGGTGTAGTTAGAGATACAGATGAATTAGGAAATAAAAAATATACATATAGTAAAACACCAGGACAACCAGATCCACCCAAGGTATCAGATGATGATATACGTGCATATGAAGCATTAGAAACAGCTATAAATGCAAAAAAAGAGCAAACGCAAAAACAGGAAAAAACAACTCTTACACAAAATTTAGATAAACTTGATGTAGTACCAAATCCAAAACAAGCTACACCATTAAAATTAGATAATTCAAGTATTACAGATACAAACAAATTTAAAGAAAATTTTGCAATATATTGCTTTAATGATACTTCATTTTTTGATAAAATTAAAAATAAAAATTTCTTTTTAAGTAAACCAACAGATAATTTAGTAAATAAAAATGGTTCAATAGATAAAAGATTATCGCACCCATTACCTATAAAATATAGTTTTAAAATATTGGGAACAAGCGGATTAAGAAGAGGTGATATGTTTAATATAATTGGTATTCCTACAAAATATGCAAAATATGGATTGTTTCAAATAACTCAAGTTGAACATACAATTGAAAATATGAATTGGTTTACATCAGTAAAAGGAGAATATAGACAAATACAATAATATGAGTATATACAGAGTAGTATATGATAGACTTAATAGAAGTAAAATAAATCAATTTGAAATACCAAATATAGAAACTCATGTGCCAAAGCCAATAGATACTGATTATACAACGGGATATATTACTAGATATTTTATACAAAAATCAAATGATATAAATTCTGTTGTGCGTGAAATATCAAAAACAGGATATCAAGAATTTATAAATAATAGTTTTTATACAATCGTAACATTAGATTGGAAGATAGCAGGTACTGCTGAAGAAATAAAAGAAGGAAATTTAAAATCGGTAAAAAGAGCAGCTAAGGTATTACCAGCTGTTCAACTTTATTTACCATACCTTTTACAATTTTCTAAACAATAATTTGGCAGTTTAAGAAATTATTCGTATATTTACATTATATAATGGGGATGCCATGGACTTGATTGCAATGAGAATGGTAGTACCACACGTAGAGAGATGTGCTAGAGCTCTTTAAATCTGCGCAAACAAACAACTGACGAAATGTCAACTATGACCTTTGATTC